TTGATAACGAATACCGGACATAGTTCATGCCCGTTGGTCAAATTGATAATCGAGCGATGTAGCCCCTCGATAATGATGAAGCGGCCATATTGATCAATCTGAGTGAAGACGGGCAGAGGGTCTTCAAGAGCTTTCATGCTAAGATAGTTTGACATGACGAGCGCACATGCCTCGTCATCTGAAATGTCATCTTCAAAGGTCGCAATCTCGCGCGCTTCGCTGAATGAAATGTCCAACCGGCGATGCAGGCTGATGCACTTCCCGCGAAACCGCGTCGCCTCGATCACTTCGTCCGAAATTAAGAAGTCCCTGAAGTGGTCGTATTCGGATTGAGGTGATAGAAGAAAATTCTGGAATGCTCCATAGTAAGTATTTGCTCCCAATGAAGCGTTCAATTGAGTGCCGCCCCTGTTGTGCAAATATTCGTAGGGCACGTCGATCTTGTTGGAGAGTTGGATTTGTTCTTCAGGCATTTTGCTATCTGGGTCTCAATTCGCTGGCACTGAAATCCGAACCGAGAGAATGCCATGCAGCGTCACCCGGATACCGCCGGAGGATGGACCCATTCTGCAAGGCAGCGCAACCTTGAAACTTCGATGCGCGGATGTATCAGCGTTCTCACGGGCATACCGTCCGGCGTCGTGTTCAGCGGGCCATCGCTTTTGCCTCACGTTGCGCCGCCGCTCTGCGGGTGTCGATATAAACCGCAAGATCCTGAAGATGGACGCCTCGAGCCGACTTCTGGCTTGCCTCGATGCGGGTTACCGGCAACCCGATTTCTCCGTTGTTGAGCTTGCGTAAAAATTTCTCGATCGTCAGGTGATCGAAATAGTCACGGCGGATGACATCGAGGGGGATGACAGCACGACCATCGTATTGCGCCATCAATAGAAACAAGGTGTTCATCGCCCTGTTTCCCAAGTCGGCAGCCGGGGATAGTCGCTGTGAGACGGCATCTGTCATCCTCCTGTCAGAAAAGGAACTTCGTCGTCGAATCCGTGCGCGGGTGGCGGCATCGCCGCGGGCCGGCGCGTCAGACGCGCATGGGCATGAGCACGAGGGTCTGGCCGGGCGCGTCGACGGCGGCGCCGACGGCGGAGATCAGGGCCGGCGAGCCGGCATCGGCGAGGCGGATGCGGATCTCGGGGGATGTCAGGGCGCCGCAGATCTCGCCGAGATACCGGCCGTTGAACCCGACCGCCGTCGCCACCTCGCCCTCGATCTGGACGTCGATGGTTTCCTCGGCGGTGCCGGCGTCGGGGTTGCGGGTGGAGAGCCGCAGCGTGCCACCGTCGAACTCCAGCTGGGTTGCGCGGCTGCGCTCGGCCATGACGGCGCCGAGCCGGTCGACCACGGCGGCCAGCAGCGGGCGGTCGACGGTACAGACGAGGCTGGCGCGGGCCGGATCGGGGATGACACGCGCATATTCCGGAAAAGTGCCGTCGATCAGTTTCGAGCGCAGGCGCCAGCCGTCCGCCGCGACCTCGATCGCCGCCTCCGATACGGCGAGGCTCCAATCGGCCGCCTCGCCGGCGCGGCGCACCAGCAGCTCGGCCATCTTGCGCGGCACGATCACGTCGGGCAGGCCGGCGGCGCCGTCGGGCAGGGGAATCTCGGCCAGCGACAGCCGATGGCCGTCGGTGGCGACCGCCCGCAGGCAGCCTTCATGGGCGTGGAGAAAGACGCCGTTCAGATAGTAGCGCGTTTCCTCGGTGGAGATCGCGAAGAGCGTCGGGGCGACCAGCGCGCCGAAGCGTGCGGCCGGCATGCGCCAGGTCGCGGTCGGCTGTACGGGCGCGGCCTCCGGATAATCCTCGGCCGGCAGGCTGTGGGCCTGGAACTTGGCGCGCCCGGCAGCGATATGGCACCGGTCGCCGTCGAGCCGCAGCGTCACGGCGGCATCGGCGGGCAGCTTCGTCACGATGGCGCCGAGCATCTGCGCATCGACGGTGGTGGTACCGGCCGTCCTGACCTCGCAGTCCGCCGCCGCGCTGGCCTCGATATCGAGGTCCGTGCCGGTCACCGTCACCCGCCCGTCGGCGGCGCTGATCCGCAGCATCGCCAGGATCGGAATGGTGACGCGGCGCTCGACCACCTTGGCGGCGCTGTCGACCAGGCGCTTCAGGTCGGCGCGGGGGATGACGATGTGCATGGGCTACGGACCTGGTGTCGGGAATGGCCGGGCGGGCATCGGGGCGGCCTGGCGCCGCCCCGATGTGAGGCGGGGATGTGGTCAGGCGGGCGCGCCAGACTCCGGGGCGCCCTCGTAGACCACCAGCGAGGTCTCGCTGCGCACGCGGTCGAGATCGGTCAGGACCCGGTCGGTGATGGCGATGTCGGGCCGGACCATCTGGTAGAACCACAGGATCTTGCCGGCCGACATGCGGTAGCGAAGGCGGACCGGCAGGCGGACGACATTGCCGCGGTGGAAGGGCGCGATCTGCAGGATGAACAGGCCGGGCACCTCGATCGGCTTGCCGTCGCCGTCCTTGTGCATTTCTTCGAAGGCGATCTGGGCGACGCCGGACTGCAGATTGACGATGTCGCGGACCTTGGCCTCGACATGGATCTGCAGGCCCCGGCTGAGGTCGATCAGCCGGCTCGGCGTCGCCACGCGGGTGCGGTAGTCGCGCTCCAGGTCGGCGGCCTCGCCGTCGCCGGGCGAGCTCAGATCGGCGATATGGTCCTCGAGGAAAGCCGCAAAGTCGGCCTGGCTCATGGCCTGGCCGTCCATCTTGATCCAGGCCGTCCAGGCATCCGACAGCGGAAAGTCGTAATGGGCGCGGTGATGGGCATTGCCGGCGAGCGGATGTCCATCGGTGGCGGCGTCGTCCGGATGCCAGTCGAACACGGCGGTGAGGGACGGCTTGCGCCAGTCGGTGTTGGCGAAGACGACGCTGTCGTCGGACTTGAGTTTCAGGCACAGGCCGACGACGGCCTCCAACGTCTGCGCTTTGACGGTGCCCCGGCGCCGCGCGGGCCGGCTGCGCCAGGCTTCGAATAGCGGCTTCATGTCGACGAACCGCCCGCCCTTCGGATCCCAGGCCGTGGGGATCGAGGCGGGCAGGCCGGGGTCGTTCATCTCATCGATGTCGATCTCGGCCGCATGCAGGGTCGCGTGATGCGCGGCACGGCCGAGATCGGCGACGAGCTGCAGGTCGAGGGCGGAGGCGGCAGGTGTCTGGGTCATGGCAGGATCCGGGTTGAGAGGGGTCAGGAGACGATGGCCGCGCCGGAGCCGGCGCGGGTCGGGAAGTCGAAGCGGGTCTGTTGCGGGTGCTCGGTGAGAAGCTCTCCCTCCGGGCCGCCCCAGTAGTGGCTGGTGCGGCGCGGCTGGCGGGGCTTCTTGGTGGCGAGGTCGACATCGATCTCGACCATGCCGTTGCCGTCGACGGCCACGTCGATCGTCAGGGTCAACTTGCCCTTGGCGCTGGCCTTCGGCCGGCCGCCGACATGGCTCTGCAGCGCGGAGACGAGGGTGGTCAGTTCGCGGCCGAAATCGGCGGCAAGCTGGCCCTCCTCCAGGGCGCCGAAGATGGTCTGGCCTTCTCTGAGTTTCGACATGGTCCGGTTCTCCTTGTCGCGGTCAGGTCGCGCGGTGATGGGTTGGCGCGGTCAAGCCGCGTGGTCCTTGTTGGGCGCGGTCAAACCGCGCCGGGGGCGAAGAGGTCGGCGCCGGCGGGCGCGCGTGATCGCGGACGCTTCTTGCCGGCGAGGCGGGCGGCGGCGATCTCGGCCGTGAGAATCTGGGTCGTCACCGCGACAAGCTCGGCGCGCAGCGTGCGGGCGCGGGCATGGTCGGCCAACTGGCGGGCGGTCCGCTCGATCAAGTCCGCGCGGCGGGCGGCGAGGCTGGCGCGGGCGGAGGGGAGCACGGCGAGGCGTTTCACGGCTCGATTTCCCCTGTGGCAAGCCAACGGGCGACCGCAACGGCGACCGTCAGGCCGAAGGCGAGGGCCGCGAAGGCATCGGAGTTGAGGGCGGCGCGGAGGCGCCACGCGGCGCCCAGGCTGCCGAGCATGCCGTTCGCCCCTGTGTGCTGGGCGTTCGGCGGGATGCTGACCGGGGCATAGCCGTGATGGGGCGGCGCGGTCGGTGCCGGCGCCGTAGATTCAGCACAGGACATATGCAAACCCCACTAGCGCAGAGGTTGAATTTGAATGTAGCGTGTGAGTGTGAGGCCTTGCCCATACATGCCGTTGGGAGAGGTCTCCGGGCCGGCGGGATCGGAGGGGCCGGCGGCTCGACGTTTGAAGAAGCGATTTCCGGAGTAGGGGATGATTGAATTCGCAAGTCCGAATTGGTCGGTCAGCCTTGTCCTTGGCGGTACTGAGACTCACGAAGACGGCGCGCGCCAGGTGTGCCAGCTGAGCTTCGAATCCGAGGCCGGCGACGGCGGCATCCTCATGACCCTGGCGATCGCCTTCGACGCCCAACAGACACCGCGCGACATCCGCCGAGCGGCGATACGCCATGCGCGCGACCTGCTCGATCGCTTGCGCGCGGATGTCTTCGTCCATTCGCCGGACCTGATCGAGGCGCAGGAATTCTCGAGCGGCGAAGGCCGGATGCTGGACCGGCGGGCCTACTAGGACGCTCATGGTTCCGCCTCGGTGGCGATGACGGCCAGGGCGAGGGCGGTAAACACGACTGCTGTCAGGGCGATGGCCCCACCGCCCCAGCCGAGCGAATTCAGAATGGCGAGCATGGCGAGCCTTTCCGGGCGTCAGCGACAGGCGCCCAAGGTGTTGACCGCAAGGGAGACCTCGGCGAGCAGCATGCCGGCGAGGCAGGCCCAGAGCGTCCAGCTGATCAGTCGATCGACCATGGCGCGCCTCAGCCGGTCAGTTCGGCAGCGGCGATGACTTCGCGGGCGGCGTCGGCGTGGCGGACGATGGCGCGGTAGGAGAGGCCGGCCTGGCGCAGGTCGCGGACCGTGCAGGCGCCGGTCTCGGCGGCCTGGCGGCGCATCACGGCGGCGATGCGGTCGACGATGCGGTCGACGTTGCTCGGCGGGACAGGCGCCCCGAACGGGTGCGCGGCGGCCCCGGCGGGGCCGGTCTTCGGGCGGAGCCGGACGGCGAAGATCGCGCCGCCCTTCGGCGGGCGGAGGCGCGAGAGGGCGATCCGCAGCGTCTGCGAGCCGCGCCGGATGTCGATGGGCCCCTGAAAGGTCAGTCGCGCTCGGATCTCGAAGCGCTCCCGCTCGAACGGGAAGGCCGCGGCCAGATCGACCGCCGGCCGCAGGGCGACGGGCCGGCCGGCAGCGTCCAATTCGGTGATGTCGATAAGCATGGGGTCCTCCGGTCGCCACGGGGTGATGCCGGAGAAGTGTGATGCGATAAAATTACCTTGTCAACGTGTTAAAGGGATATTTTTACCGCATTCGGGATGATGCAGGCCTAAGTAGAATTTGGAGGACAGAGTGATTTTTGAGGGTTCCCGATATGATAGCGATCGCGCGCAGCTTGCGAATTGCAGTGGCGTTGTGCGTGCTTGCGCAGCCTTGTGTGGGCTTTGAGATCGTTGACCGGACGGCTGAAAAAGTGCCTGCGGAGGCACTTCAAACGCTCAATCTGCTAGATAAAATTCTAAAAGACCCCTACAGCGCTAAGGTAAAAAATCTTGGAGTATCCAGTGATAGACGTTTCTTTTGTGGCGAAGTCAATTCGAAGAACGGATTTGGCGCTTACTCGGGCTATCAGATATTCACAATAAATTTAAGTGATCAGAAAATTGACCTAGTCGATCGTTTACCCAAGAGGCATGTCGCATACAAATTGGCGAAACTTGGATTCCATTACACCGGCTGTCTGTGGATCGATTACGACTAGACGATGCCAAACCGGCGTACGACCCGCCCGATGATATGAATTTCACTGAGCAAGCGGGTCTTGGTTTGATGGCGTGGATTGTCGGAAATAATGTGGACTTTGGTGAACTCCGGGTCAGGATCCACTTCTGCCTCTAACCGTTTGACAATAATTGAGCCGAATCCATCGGCAATCGCATAGATGCCGTCGGGTGATGGAACGCGATGACGGGTGTCAACGAAGACGAAATCACCTTCAACGAGTGTATCTGACATCGAATCGCCCTGAACAGGAATGATTGCGATGTCGTGTGCTTTCATGCCGAGTGCGGACATAATTTCTTCTGGCAATTGCCAGTAACTGCGGATGTACTCTGCCGCGAAAGTCATGCCGTGTTTGCCGGGGACCCCCGGGTTTGTAATTGCAAGTCCGCCGCCACCCATCCCGCCTACGACATCGATCTGTGGTATCGCAGATGTTGGTATGCCGCGCACACCCGTTGCTGACCCAATCGTCGGTCGATCTTCTATATCTGTAGACGCAGTATTGGTAGTTTCGTCAATGGTAGTATATACATGCACGTCGTCGTGCGATTGATCTCCAAGTAACAGCCATTCCGGAGTGGTGTCTAATACCTGGGCAATGCGCTTGAATGTATCTCCGCGTGGCGATGCCGATTTACCTGTCAGAATGTTTCTAATCGCAGATTCGCTGAGGCCGGCTTTCAAAGAAACCGCGCGAGCCGTCTGGCCCGTCTCCTCGAGCCGAATCCGAATACGATCGATCAGAGTTTGGGTCATGACGCGGTAATCTAACCGCGGCGCCAACGGCGTGTGAGAGGTATCTATATCGTTGACGATGCGATAAAAATACCTCATCGTCCCACCATGACACTTCGAGACCAGCTCCTTGCGATTGCCGAGAGATTTGCAGCGGGCCGACGGCTGAGCGCGTCGCGGGTATCAACGCTTTGTTTTGGCGATGGAAAACTCATCGACCGGCTTCGAAACGGTTCGGATCTGACAACCTCCCGACACGAGAAGGCCATGGCGTGGTTTTCGGCCAACTGGCCGCAGGGTGCGGAATGGCCGGCTGAAATTCCTCGCCCGGTTGCAATCGCCGCGGAGCCGGAGGTGGCGGCATGAACTCTCCGCACGCCCGCACCCCGACGGCACGATCCTTCAAATCCCCCGGCGGCCCTCCCTCTCCCGCCGGGCGCCGCGGTGCGCTGACAGCGCCGCGCGAGCCCCGGCCGGTCGCCCCGGACAGGCCGGCCGGGGCGGATCCTGCGAACGTGGCCTGGGGGCGCTGACATGGCGGTGACCGTGATCGTGACGGGGCAGCGCCTGCAAGGATTCGGACGGCTCGGCCAGATGACGGACTTTCTGGAGCCCGCGCCCCCGTCCTCCTGGCTGGCGGAGGCGAAACACAGGGCCGGCTGCCTGGCGGCTTGGATGATCGACAAGGACAAGACGGCGGCCCCCCGCGGCTGACCGGGAGACCATGCGCTGCTTAGGTCGCGGCGCCAACGAAACGTTTCTGACAGGGGTTTCGGACCATGAGCATCGGGATGATCCCGGCGGGACTGCGCGCGAGCCTGAAGGCCGCCGTGCGCCACCTGATCGGCGCCTGCACGGCCGGCTCGACGAGCGGGGCGCAGCGCGTGAGCCTCGTCACCGGCGTGGCGCCCGGCACGGTCTCGCGCTGGCATGGCGAAGCCCATCCCGACCTGATGCCGCTCGACGTGGCGCTGTTCCTGACGCAAGAGACCGGCTCGACCGTGATCGCCGAGCGCTTCGCGGCGGCCTGCGGCCACCGGCTGGCGCCGCTCGGCGACGACGACGCTGCGGCCGGGCGGCGTGCCCTGATCGACCGTCTGGTCGGCTTCCATGCCGGCGCCGGCGGCTTCTCGACGCGGCTCGCCGAGGGCCTCGCCGACGGCACGCTGACACGGCGCGAGGCGCGCGACGCGCTCGCCGCCCTGCAGGTGCACCAGGACGACAATGCCGAGACGGCGCGGATGCTGACCGTCATCGCGGAGGGCGAGGCATGAGCCTGCACGAACGGGTCCTGGCCTGGCTTTCGCGCCGGGTCGCCGAGACGAGATCGCCGGATGTCGTGATCGGCGGGGCGGAGAGCCCCTATCTGCTGCGCTGGTGGCTGATCCCGCGCAATCCGGTCTGCAACCTCTATCTGCACCTGTTCCTGCGCTCGGATGAAGATCGGGCGCTGCACGACCATCCGTGGTGGAACGTCTCCTGGCTGCTCAAGGGCGCCTATACGGAACACACGATCGCGGCCGGCGGGGTTCATGGGCGCACCGTACGGGAGGCGGGCGCCGTGAAGGCGCGGCGGGCCGGGGCGGCACACCGGATCGAACTGCATGCCGGGCCGTGCTGGACCTTGTTCGTGACCGGGCCGCGCCTCAGGGACTGGGGCTTTCATTGCCCGCAGGGCTGGCGCCACTGGCGCGACTTCACCAATCCGCTCGACGGCGGGCGCACGGTCGGCCGCGGCTGCGCCGATGACGACAGGGGCGGGGCCACCTCCCCGACGGGGGCCGGCCATGACCATTGAGAATTCGGGCACCGGCCCGGGTCCGCGTCGGCCGGCTGCCGACAGTTGCGTGATGGAGCGGCCGGAGACGGTCGCCTCCTCATCCCTTGCCCCGAGGCCCACTTCCCCGGGCGGCTCGCCGCCCGGGGCTTTTCGGGGGAGGTAAGCGATGGTCGCGCGCATTTTCGATCGAGTGTTGGTCGCGCGCGGCAGTGATGGCCGCAAGACGCCAGGGCAGGAGATCGTGTGCGGTGCGTGCGGTGCGCGCGACGCCGTCATCAATCCCAAAGAGGGCGGCCACCTGCCACCGGAAGCGGCAATCAGGAAATTCAGGCAGCGAGGTTGGCGGGTCGGATCCTCGATGGCTGTCGACCGCTGCCCGCGTTGCGCGGTCGCTGTGCGGCCCATGAAGGTCTCGATCAATTGTGAGCAGGATGAGGAGCCGGCTATGGCACCGAAGGCTGAAGTACCGGCGACAACTGTGCCGGCCGTCAGTGTGGATGTGAAGCGGCGGATCAACGCGAAGCTGATGGAGGTCTGGACGGGCGGCGAAGCGGGCTACGCGCGCGGCTGGACGGACCAGAAGGTGGCGGAGGCGTTGGGCGTGCCGCGCGCAGCCGTCGCGGGCATCCGCAATGAGTTTTACGGTGATGCGCAGGACAATCCGGATATCCGGGAATTCCTGGAACGGGCGGATGTTCTGTTCCAGTCCGCAGCAGAGATCGAGGCCCGCACGACAGCGTTGCTCACCGACGCGCAGAAGTTGGTGCGCGGCGTGGCGGAACTGCAGCGGGACGCGGCCGCGATCCGCAAGGCGGTGGCGGCGTGATCCAGAGCTTTGCTTCGTCGGTCGCGCCCCAGCGGCGCGAACCGAATGTGATCGACCTGCCGCTCTTTGCCTATGACGTGGTCATGTGCGACCCGCCCTGGCCTTGGGAGACCTATTCGGCGGCGGGCGCGGCCAAGTCACCAACGGCACAATACCGCACCATGAGCTTCGCCGAGATCGACGCGCTGCGCGTCGGCGACCTCCTGGCGCCGGGCGGGGTGCTGTTCCTCTGGTGCACCTGGCCTCTGCTGGCCACCGGACGCCAGGCGGAGACGGTGCACCGGTGGGGCCTGGAGGCCCGGACGGGCGGGGTCTGGGCGAAGCGGACGGCGACGGGTCGACTGCGCTGGGGCACCGGCTATCTGATGCGATCCTGCTGCGAGCCCTTCCTGCTGGCGACCCTGCCGGCCTCCGGCTTTCGGGGCGCGGCCCTCCCGAACCTCGTCGAGACCATGGCGGCGGAATCGCTCGATGGCCTCGCCCGCGAGCACAGCCGCAAGCCGGACGAGGTCTACCGGCTGATCGAACAGGCGACACCGGGCGCGCGCCGCGCGGACATCTTCGCCCGGCAGCGCCGGCCGGGCTGGGACGGATGGGGCGACGAACTCGGCAAATTCGACGGGGAGGGGGGCGAAGCATGAATCGTCCAAAAGTGCTGCTGCACTGGGATGCCGAAGGCGTCTTCTCGTTTGCGGCGACCGCCGGCGTCGATCTGGTCTGCGTCGATGAACGCTGCCCGGAGGACCGTGTCTATCGGGGCGTCGACGACGCGCGGCGTGTCACCGCGGAGGTGATCCAGAGAGTCGAGGATGGCCGCGCGCGGCACCCGATCGATGCGCTCGACCAGATTGCGCGGGGGCAGCCGTGACCCTGCTCGCCAGCAACATCGTGGCCATGCTCGACGCCGCGCTGACCCTCGGCCCGCAGTCGGAATCGGTGCGGCTGAGGATGGCGCCGATCGGCACCATGCCGCGCCCCTGGCCGGATGACTGCACCCTCGCCGTCCAGGCGCTGACCGCCTGGCAGCACGAGGGCGGCGAGCGCTGGCGGGCGGTGATGGTGCAGCTGCGCGACCTGGTGGGGAGGGGCGCGTGAGCAGCCGCGATCCCGCATGGGAAGCCTGGATCGACCGGGCGCGCGCCACCTCGGTCGAGCGCTGCGCCGAGCTTGCCGGCTTCCGGCCGGGCCGCGGCCTGGGTCGGGGGCATGAGCGGGCCGGGCCTTGCCCGGTCTGCGGCGGGGTCGACCGCTTTTCGATCAATCTGCCGAAGCGGCGTTGGAACTGCCGCAAGTGCGGACGAGGCGGGCGCGACGGGCTCGGCCTCCTGATGCATTGCCTGTGCATCGAATTCCTCGAGGCCTGCGAGGTCGCGACGGGCGAGGCGCCGCCGCGCGGCGACGCGCGCTTCGATGAGGGCGCCCGGGCGGCTCGTCTCGCCGAGATCGGGGCGGAGCGCGCCCGGCGCGATGCCGCCGCGGCGGAGCGGGAGCGCGACTACCGCGAGGAAGAGCGTGCCCGGGGGCGGCGCCTTTGGCTGGCGCGGGCGCCCTTTCGGGGATCGGCCTCGGAGGCCTATCTGGTCGCGCGGGGCATCGACATTCCGCCCCAGGGGCTGCGGCTCGGCCATGTGGACGACCTGCCGCTCTATGGGCGAGGGCTGGACCCGGCGACGGGGCGGCCGGCGGTCATCCACCGTGGTGCGGCCATGCTGGCGCCGATCGTCGGCGCCGACGGGCGGCAGCTCGGCACGCACCGCACCTGGATCGATCCGGCGCAGCCCGGTGCGAAGGTGACCATCACCGACGCGGAGACGGGCGAGGATGCGCCGGCGAAGAAGGTGCTTGGGCTCGTGCGGGGCGGGCATATCGACCTGGTCGTGCCGCCTGAGGCGCCGGTGCGGATGATCGCCGGGGAGGGCATCGAGACCGTGCTGTCGGCCTGGACGGCGCTGGCGCGCTGTGGGTCGCGCCTACTCGACGGCTGCCTGTTCCGCGCCTCGGTGTCGCTCGGCAATCTTGCCGGCCGTGCCGCCGATGGGGATCGTCAGGTGCACCCGACGCAGACCCGGACCGACAGTCTCGGCCGTGTGCGCAAGGTGAAGGTGCCGGGCGACACGCCGGACCTCGATGACATCGCGATGAGCGTGCCGGAGAGCGTCGCCGAGCTGATCCTGCTTGGGGACGGCGATTCCGATCGCTTCACGACCGAGATGACGCTCCGCCGCGCCATGGCGAGGCATGCGCGGCCGGGGCGTACCGCGCGCATCGCCTGGGCGGACGAGGGCTGCGATTTCAACGATATGCTGAGGGCGGGGCGATGATGGATGACCAGGACCGGCGGATCGCCGCCCGGCTCGAGGCGGCAGAGGCCGTCGAATCGGAAATGCCGGCCGAAACGCTGGCGGAGACCGACATGGTGCCCGATGCCGAGGATGGCGAGGCACCCCCCAGGACGCCGCGCGCCGGGGGCTATTCCTCGGCCGGGATGAATGAGCGGTGGGCGCTGGTGCTGATGGGCTCGCGGGCGGTCGTCATGCACGAGCAACCGGATGCGCCGATCGAGGAACGGCATGCCGTGCGCTCGATCGAGGCGTTCAAGGCCTGGCACGCGAACCGCTTTACCGAGGTGGTCGCGGACGGCGAGATCAAGCGCACCACCTGGGCGACGCGCTGGATCGCGGACCCGAAGCGGCGCCAGTATAGCGGCATCGTTTTCCACCCGCTGCCCGACGGGGGCGACGGCTCCGCCCCGCCGGCCGGATACTTCAATCTCTGGCGTGGGTTTTCATATCAACCGAAGAAGAAGAAGAACGGATACTCGATCTTCCGTGACCATCTGTTCACGAATGTCTGTGGCGGATCACAAAAATACTTCGACTGGCTGTTTGCCTGGATGGCCCACATCGTGCAGCGGCCGCGCGAGCGGATCGGCACGGCGGTGGTGCTGAGGGGCAAGATGGGGACGGGCAAGACCAAGGTCGGCGAGACCTTTGGGGCGCTCTTCGCCTCTCACTTCTTCATGGTCGATGACCCCCGCTACGTCACTGGGCAGTTCAACGCCCATATGGCGTCGTGCCTGCTGCTCATGGCCGAAGAGGCTGTGTGGGCGGGCGACAAGGCGGCCGAAGGGCGTTTGAAGGGGCTCGTGACCTCGAAATTCCAGATGATCGAGGCGAAAGGTGTCGATCCGATCCGGCTCGACAACTATGTCCGCCTGATGATGTCGAGCAACGAGGGCTGGGTGGTGCCGGCCGGCAAGGATGAGCGGCGCTTCGCCGTCTTCGACGTGGGCGACGGCGTGGCGCAGAACATCGAATACTTCCGCGAGATGGACCAGCAGCTATCGAGCGGCGGCTATGAGGCGCTGCTCTACGACCTGATCCATCTGGATCTGCGCAAGGTGGACCTCAGGACCATCCCGAAAACGGATGCGCTCCTGGAACAGAAGCTGCGATCGCTGGACAGTCCTGAGAGCTGGTGGTTCGAGCGCCTGAAGGTGGGCACGCCGACGCGCAAGAGCACGGAATGGCCGGCCGAAGTGCCGCGGGAGGGGTTGTTCGACGACTATCTGGAGCATTCCGACCGGATCGGCATCAAGCGGCGGGCGACCGACAGCGAGGTCGGCATGGCCTTGCGCAGGCTCATGCCGAATTTGAAGACGGTGCGGCGGTACATGGTGGTCGGCGAACAGCAGCGGCATGAACGGGTGCGGCTCTACGTGCTGCCGTCGCTTGCCGAGGCGCGACGGCTCTTCGAGGCGGCCGTCGGCCAGGCGGTCGATTGGGAAGACCCGGATCCCGAGCAGGGGCCGGAAGATGGCCGCGACAAAGAGCAGGATTACGAGGGGTAGAAGCCGCGATGTCCAACCGTTCGGTTGGACATGGGGCAAGGGTTGTCCGCTGCAAGTCATTGGTATCGTTGACGTGTCCAACCGGACCAGGGTGTCCAACCGATTTCCTCGCGGGCGCGGGCGAGCGCGACAGGGCCTTGGGCGGCGCTCCTGCCCTGTCTCGCGGGTGATCGGCGAAGCGGGAAAACTCCTCTCGTGCGGGGAATTGGGTTGGACACCCTGGACCGGTTGGACGTTGCAGTGAATTCAATGGGTTATGGTGTCCAACCTTAAAATTGATGGTTGGACTGGTTGGACCATAGGGAGGCCGGCATGGAGTGGTATGCACTGACTGTCAGAGGTGGGGCGGAGATGGCTGTGGCGGCAGGCGAGGGCGGGCTGCCTAGCCATGGGATCGAGTGCTATCTGCCGGTCGAGCGGCGTGAGGTCAGGGTGCGGCACGCCAAGAGCCTCAAGCGGGTCGAGCGGCCGTTGCTGCCGGGCTATGTGTTTGCTGCCCTGTCGCCTTCCGATTGGGCCGTGCTGCCGCGGGTCGCTGCCGTGCGGGGCGTCGTGGTGGTCGGGGATGTCCCGGTGCGCGTGCGGCTGGCTGATCTGGAGCGGATGCGACGGATCGAGCAGGAGGTGGCGGAGGCTGTGCGGACCGGGCCAGTTGCCCGCGTCGTGCTGCAGAGGGGGGCGAAAGTCGAGGTCGTCGGCACGGCTTTTGGGGGGCGCATCGGATGCGTCGCCAACGACCCCGGGCGGCGTGGCCGAACGGTGTTGATCGACTTCGGACCTGCCGCTGTCTCCATCCCGGTTGACATGGTCCGGCTCTGCGCGTAAGCGATGAGCAGGACAAGCGTGGCTGATCTGCTGGCAGTCGTTCGACCGAGCCGCAAGCGCGCCCCAGGAGACGGGATCCCCGCTCTCCCCCATGGCGGCCTATGGCCGACGTTCCAGCACCAAGCCACGCCTCCACCCCCCGTCTGGGTCCTCCGACCACCCCCGCCCCCGTCACGGGTAATTCGGGCCCTCGCGATTGGGTAGTGGAGGGGGTGGCAACGGGTACACGGACCGCACGGGTGATGCGTGCGGAGAACGCACGGATGCGGGTTTCGATCACAGATGCTGCGGCCAAGCTGACGGCGCTCGGAGACCGGATCGACCGGTCGACGTTGTCGCGATATCTCGCGCAGCACGCCGAGGCGCTTCCGACCGAGCGGGTCGGCAAGTCGACCATGGTGGACTTCGAGGCGCTGCTCATGCACCGCCGCGAGAACATCCGGGTGGCCGGGCCGCAGATCGGACCGGATGCCCTGGCGCCGACCGATCCGACCAAGCCCGGTTCAGGCCCGCCAAATCCAGGCCCGACCCAGGCGCATTCGCGGGCCCGAAAGGAAGCGGCCGACGCCGAGATTCGCGAGATCGAGCTCGGTCAGCTTCGCAAGGAAATCGTCATCGCCCGCGAGGTCGAGGACGCCGCGCGCGACGCGGTCGGCCTGATGCGGGCCGCCTTCGACCGCGATGTCGAGCAATCCGCTGCCGACGCCGCCCTGCGCTACGGCTGGGACGAGAGAACGGTGCGGACCGTCCTCAAGCGTTTTGCGAAGTCCGGCCTCGACACGTTCCACCGGCGCATGCTGTCGGCCATCGATGGCGAAGCCGAACCCGATGCCTCGAACCGCGAGCAGGCGCCTGGAGGTGGCGCCTGACCAAGCCGCGAAGGCCGACCGATGGAGCCGACCACCGTCAGCATCACGCCGGCCCGAACCGGACGCGCGGTTGTGTTTCGCGCCCTGGCGGATGCGACCCAGCCGACCGAAGATCTGACCGTCTCCGAATGGGCCGACCGCCATCGTGAGGTCTCGCCTGAATCCGGATCGCCCTGGCCCGGCAAGTGGCGCACCGACCGCATCCCCTATATCCGCGAGCCGCAGGACTGCCTGCACCCGGACCATCCTGCCCGGCGGGTGACCTGCCGATGGGCCGCCCAGCTCGGCAAATCGTCCGCGATCGAAAACTGGTTCTGTTTCATCGTCGACCAGGCGCCCGGTTCGATGATGATCGTCCTCCCCACCCTGGAGGAGGCGACCAAGTTCAACCGGATCAAGCTGCAGCCGACCATCGACGCGACGAAGCGGATCACGCACCGCATCGCGCGGGTGAACTCCCGGGACGAGGCCGCCTCGACGACGGCGTTCAAGCGCTTCGCCGGCGGCTTCTGCCAGATCGTCAATGCCGGCTCGTCCAAGGGCCTGCAGATGGTCACGATCCGGTACCTGGCGATGGACGAGATCGCCGGCTATCCGCGCGATGTCGACGGCCGTGGCTCGCCGCGCGACCAGGCCCGCGCGCGGCAGAAAGCGCTCGGCGACCTCGCGAAGGAATTCCAGGGCTCGACCACCGGCATCGCCGGCGAGTGCCCGGTGTCGGAAGATTTCGAGGCCGGCGACCAGCGGCACTACTATGTGCCGTGCCCGCATTGCCGCGCCTACCAGCCGCTGGACTTCGAGCGGATGCGCGGCCCAGATCCCGAGCGCGGCCTCGACGCGCATTTCCGCTGCGCCGCCTGCGACGGCACCATCCTCGACGGCCACAAGCCGGAGATGCTGCTGGCCGGCGTCTGGATCGCGTCCATCCCGAATGCCGAGGGTGACCGTCCGCCGGCCGTCTTGTCGCCCGAAGCGTTGCCCGCCTGGCGCGTCGCGCCGCTGGAGGGTCGGTGCCGAGACCGCCAGCCGAGCTACCATCTGTGGGCGGCCTACGCGATCAAGGAGCGTTTCCGCGAAATCTGGGCGCGCTGGGAGCGGGCCCAGGGCGACACGACCAAACTCCGGGTCTTCTACCAGCAGGACCTGGCGCTACCGTTCGATCCGGCCGGCACGGCGATCGAGCATGAGGCCATCCTCGAGGCGCGCTCGCGCTGCCACTATCCGCGCCAGATGGTGCCGACCGGCGCGGCCGTGGTGGTCTCGGCGGCCGACGTACAGAGCTACGGAATCAAGTGGGCCGCCTATGCGATCGGGCCGGACAGCCGTCGCTGGCTGATCGACCGGGCCGTGTTCGAAGGCCCGCCCGACCAGTCGGACGAACCGTGGATCGCGCTCGCCGATGCCCTGCAGCGGCGCTATCCGACGGCGGGCGGCGGCGAAATCGGCATCAGCGCCAGCGGGGTCGATTCGGGCTTCGCGACGCAACGGGTCTACCGCTTCTGTTCGTCGCGCCCGAACTGTTTCGCGCTCGACGGCCGCGAGGGCTCCGGGCTGCCTTGGCTAGGTACGCCGGTCAGGAAGACCGTCAAGGACCAGGCCGGCCGGATCGTCGCGGCGGCGCTGCTCTACCCGGTCGGCGCCTACGACGTGAAGATCGAGGTCATGGCCGGCCTCGCCAACCTGGTGCAGGGGCCGGACCAGCACGGCCAGTGGCCGCGCAACGTCATCTTCCTGACGCCGGATCTCGCCGACGAGGCCTTCGTCAAGGAGCTCACCGCCGAGACGCTGGTCGACGCGGAGACGGAAGCAAATTCCATCCCCGGCAAAGCCCGGCGACGGATGGTCAAGGCCGGTGCCAAGCGCGAATGGCGCAAGCGGATCGGCCGCACGAACGACTGGTTTGACGTGACCGTCTATGCCCTGGCGCTCGCCTGGTGGCTCGGTGCCGACCGGATCGGCCCGCAGCGCTGGGCGGACCTGATCGCCGAGGCGCACAAGCGACCGGCCGAGGGGCTGTTCGCCGCGCTCGAAGACCCCTTTGCCGCCAAGCCGGCGGCCGAGCGAAAGACGGACGAAGCGCCGGCGCCGAAGCGGCCGGGCGGCGGGTTCCTGGGACCTCGCCGCAACGGATTCCTCAAGCGCTGAGCGCGCCATGCAGGTCTCGGTCAAGGCCGACATCGCGCCCCTGGTGCGCGGATTCGTCAGAACGCAGTCGCAGATCGCCTTCGCGCTGGCGCTGGCGCTGACGCGCACGGCCCAGGAGGTGAAGGCGGCCGAAGTCGATCACATGCGCGCCGCGCTCGATCGGCCGAAGCCGTTCACTTTGAATTCGCTGTGGGTCGACCGGGCGACCAAGACCAACCTGGTCGCCCGCGTCGAGGACCGCTACTTCGCGAAGTCCGGTACGCCGGCCTCGAAGTATCTGCGCCCCTTGATCGAGGGCGGCCCGCGCGGGCCGAAGCGCTTCGAGAAGGCGCTGACGGCCGTCGGAATCACGGGATTCGCCGTACCGGCCCGCAACATGCCGCTCGACGCCTACGGCAACGTCTCGGGCGCGACCATCTCGGCCATGCTGTCCGGCGTCCGGGCCTCGCGCGACGCGACCCAGAATGTCACGCCGGCCTCGGCAGGCCGGCGGAAACGGTCCGGCCGGGCGTTGTGGTTCGTGGTGCGCAAGAACGGCACCCCGGTCGCGATCGGCCGGCGGCGTGGCGGTACGACCGAAATCGTCTTCCGGCTGGTGCGCCAGCCGTCCTATGCCCCGCGCCTGACGATCGAGATCGTCGCCCGCGCGACCACCGACCGTGTGCTGGCCGGTCACTTCCGGGCCGCCCTCGCGCAGGCCCTCGGGACGCAACGATGAGCTGGAACCAGACCGATCTCGACCGGCTCGAAGCCGCGATCGCCAAGGGCGTGCGGGCCGTCCAGTACGATGGCCAGCGCGTCGAATATGCGACGCTGCAGGAGATGCTCACGGCCCGCGACCGGATGCGGGCCGCGCTCGGCCTCGGCACCCAGGCCACCTATGTGGCCGGCTTCCGGCGGGGGCTTTGAGTGACCAAGCTGACGCTGACCGCGCTCGATCGTCTGATCGCCTGGGCCTCGCCCGCGACGGGCCTTGCCCGGGCCGAGGCGCGCGCCCGCCTGGGCTTCGCGACGATGCATTACGAGGCGGCCTCGGTCGGCCGCCGCACGGCCAACTGGCGCCGTCCGGAAGACGATGCCGTCGGCGCACAGCGCGGCCAGCTGGCCCGTCTGCGCGCGGTCGCCCATGACCTGATCCGCAACGACGTCTGGGCGCGCCGCGGCGTTGCCGTCGTGGTCAACGAGACGGTCGGCACCGGCATCACGCCGAAGCCGTCGCCGAAAAGCGGGACGGCCGCGGGCCGCAAGCGGGTCGCGCAGGCGATCGAGGATCATCTCTGGACGACGGCGATCGATGCCGACGGACTGCACGACATTGCCGGCCTGACCCGGCTGATGGTGCGCTCGGTGGTCAGCACCGGCGAGGTCATCATCCGCCGCCGCCCGCGTCGCATTGCCGACGGCCTGCCGGTGCCGATGCAGATCCAGGTGCTGGAGCCCGACTATCTCGACCAGACCCAGGACGGCCCGCTTGCCAATGGCGGCCAGGTCATCCAGGGCGTGGAATTCGACGCCATCGGCCGTCGCGTGGCCTATCTGCTCTACGACCAGCATCCGGGATCGACCGCGACACGCACGTCTTTCGCCTCTTCGCGGGTGCCGGCCGACAGCGTCATCCATCTCTACCGGGTCGATCGGCCCGGCCAGGTCCGCGGTGTGCCGTGGCTCGCCCCGGTCGTCGTCCGCCTGCAGGACATGCACGACTTCGAGGACGCGCGCCTGATGCGCGAGAAGATCGCCGCCTGCATGGCGGCCTTCGTGCACGATCCCGTCGGCATCGGCGGCGTCCCGCTCGGCACGGTGGCCTCGGCCGACGCCACGGTGGCCGGCGACGGCCTGCCGGTCGACCAGCTCGAGCCGGGCATGATCATCACCCTGCCGAACGGCAAGCAGGTCTCGTTCGCCAATCCGCCGTCGACCTCGGGTCATAGCGAGTATGTCGGCCACCATCTGCGCGCCGTCGCGGCCTGCCTGGACGTGACCTACGAGGCTCTGACCGGCGACGGCTCGAACATCAATTTTGCGGGCGGTCGCATGCTCTGGCTCAACCAGTTCCTGGCGGTCGATGCCTTCCGCTGGGAGGTGGTCATCCCGCGCGGCCTCGTCCGGATCGGGCAATGGCTGGTCGACGCCATGTCGATCGGCGACCAGGCGGTGGCGAAGTGCCGGATCGACTGGACCCCGCCGCGCCGGCCGCTGGTCGACCCGGGAAAAGAGGTCTCGCCGATGATCGAGATGGTCAAGGCCGGCTTCAAGAGCCGGTCGCAGACCATCCGCGAACTGGGCGAAGACCCGGAGGCTGTTGAGGCCGAGATCGCCGAGGACAATGCCCGCGCCGACAAGGCCGGCTTGAAACTGACCACCGACCTGCGCGCAGCGCCCCAGGCCGGCGCTCCATCGGCCGGTCCGACGCCGAACGATCCCGCGGCCGACTCGAATGCCGATCCGAATGCGGACCCCAAGGGCGCACCGCCCGCCGACCGCCGAGCCCCGTGAGGCCCTCATGAACCGCATCAACATCTATGGCCCGATCGGGTACCTCGATTGGGACGGCAACGGCACGACGCTGCTCGCCGTCGTTGAGGCGCTTGCCGGCATGGACGGCGACGTGGAGGTGCACATCAACTCGGCCGGCGGTTACGCCACCGAGGGTGCCGGCATCCACAATGCGCTCAAGACCTACGGCCGCGGCGCCATCACCGTCGTGATCGGCGGCGTCGCGGCGTCGGCTGCCTCGCTGATCGCCATGGCAGGCAACACCATCGTCATGGCCGAAGGCGCCCTGATGATGATCCACGACCCGGCGACGATCACCTGGGGCACGGAAGAGGATCATCGTCACGCGGCCGATACGCTGGCCACCATGGCGCAGACCTATGCGGCCGTCTATGCGCGCCGCTCGGGCAAGAGCGTGGCGGCCGTGCGCGAAATCATGCGCGCCGAGACCTGGTACGGGCCGGACGATGCGGTGCGCGAAGGCTTCGCCGACCGCGCCATGGGCACCGAAGATGCGCCCCCCGCTGAGCCGACCGCCTTCGAGTGGCGGCTCTTTGCCCGCGCTCCAGCCCATCTGCAGGCCCGGAGCCGCACCGGCGCCGGCCTGCCCCGACATCCCGAGACCGCCCGCATGGCGGATCGCAATCGGCCGGACGGAGCGCCCGTCCGCCACACCCCGGAGGTCACGATGACCGTGAAGACCGAGAAGACGCCGGGCGGCGATCCGTCCGAGACCAATCCCGCCACCATGGCTGCCGAGGCCACCCGGATGGAGCGGCAGCGCATCGGCGAGATTCGCGCCATGTGCAACAAGCTCAAGCTCGACACGGCCTTCGAAACGAAGCTGATCGACGACGGCGTCACGGTCGAGATGGCCGCCAGGCTGGCCATCGACCAGGCGACGGCCGCCGACCCTCAGGACGGCAAGCCGCAGATCAATGCCGCGCCGGCCCGCGTCACCGCGGATGCGACCGAGCGTTTCGCGGAAGGCGTGCGCAAGGCGCTGATGGCCAAGGTCGGCCTTGCCGGCGGCGAGCGGAACGAATTCTCGTCCATGCGGCTCGGCGAAATGGCGCGCGCGTCGCTCGAAATCCGCGGCGTGCGCAAGCCCTGGCGCGACCAGATGGAGATGCTCGGCCAGGTGTTCCAACCGACCATGCTGGGCGGCATGCATTCGACCAGCGATTTCGCGAATATTCTCTCGAACGTCGCCAACAAGTCGATGCTGGTCGGCTGGAACGAGCAGGAAGAGACCTTCCAGCTTTGGACCAAGAAAGGCACCGCGTCGGACTTCAAGACCCAGACCCGCACCGGCGCCGGCCTGTTTCCGAACCTCGCCAAGATCGAGCCGGGCGCGGAGTATACCTATGGCACCATGTCGGATCGCGCCGGCACCTTTGCAATCGCCACCTACGGCAACCTGTTCGCGATCAACCGCCAGACCGTGGTCAATGACGATCTCGGCATGCTCGGCGACGTGCCTCGCAAGATGGGCCGCGCGGCCAAGCGCACCATCGGCAACCTGGTCTATGCGGTGCTGACCTCGAATCCGACCATGCGCGACAGCGTGGCGCTGTTCCATTCCAGCCACGGCAACCTGGCCGGTTCGGGCGCGGCCCCGTCGACCACGTCCTTCGAGGCCGCCCGCACCGCGATGGCGCTGCAGAAGGACGAGGAGTCCATCGCCACCGCGCTCAATCTGCGGCCGGCCTATATCCTGGTGCCCTATGCCCAGTCGGCCAAGTCGCAGGTGGTGATCACCTCCGAGACGGAAATCGGCCAAGACAACTCGAAGAAGCCGAACACTGCCCGCGGCATGGGCGAGGTCATCGCCGAGGGCCGTCTCGACGCCAGTTCGTCGACCGCCTGGTACATGGCGGCCAGCCCGAATGCGATCGACACGGTCGAGGTCGTCTATCTCGACGGCATCGAGGAGCCCTATCTCGACCAGCAGAACGGCTGGAAGATTGACGGCACCGAATTCAAGGTCCGCATCGATGCCGGCGTGGCCGTGAACGACTGGAAGGGCCTCTACAAGAATCCGGGTGCGTGACCCTCGGGCCTGCCGGCGGGGTGATGCTCGCCGGCGGGCCTGCCGCAGCGGCCTGACGGCCTGCGCTTCGTTCCCCCGTCATCAATCCGAGCCCGGAGGGCATCGTCATGAAGAACTACATCGCCGACGGCAACACCATCACGGTGGCCGCCCCCTACGCCCTGACCAAGGGCGCCGGCGCCAAGGTCGGCAGCCTGTTCGGCGTCGCGGTCGACACGGTCGCCAACGGCGCGACGGTCGTGCTGGTCACGACCGGCATTTTCGACCTGGCCAAGGTCGGGTCCGAGGCCTGGGCCGTCGGCGACGCGATCTACTGGGACAATACGAACAAGTATTGCACCAAGACCTCGTCCGGCAACACCCTGGTCGGCGCAGCCGTGGCCGTCGTCGGCTCCGGCTCGGGCGAGACCACCGGCCGCGTCCGGCTGAACGTCTGACCGGGCGATCCGCTCCATGGGCGTCGACATCTTCGCCGAGCTGCCGAACGCCTTCGTCGAGGCCTTCGGCGAGCCGCTGACCTGGACGCCGAAAGGCGGCTCGGCGACGGCGATCGACGCCATCCTGCGCGTCGCCACCCAGATCGTCACGCTCGGCGACGGCGCCTCCAGCCGCGTGCGCGTGCCGGTGCTGCACGGTCCCGAATCGGCCCTCGGGACCATGGCCGAAGGCGACCGGATCGCCCGCGGCGCCGAGACCTGGCGTGTCGCCGCGCCCGGTGAGCCCGACGGCCGCGGCATGGTCGTCTTCCGCCTGGAGGTCGTCTCGTGAGTCACGCGCGCAGTCAGATCCGCGACGCGATCGTCGCCCGGCTCCGGGCCGAACTGACCATCACCGATCAGATCTGGCCGCACCGCCTGCGCGCCGTCGACCCAGCCGCCGCCCCGAAGGCGATGGTGCTGGTCTATGCGGTGCGCGAGACGGTCGACCGGGTCGCGCTCGGTCGTCCGTTTCTGGTCGAGCGCCGCTTCGATCTCCTGGTGGTCGCCCGCGTCGCCGGCCCGACCGAGGGCGACTGGCCGGACGAAACCGGCTTCGTGCCGGCCGAGGCCTGGCTCGACGCGCTCTGCGTCGAGATCGAGGACGCGCTCGGGTCGGACAGCCGGCTCGGCGGGCTCGTGCGCGATCTCGCCCTGGTGACGGTCGAGATCGCAGCCGACGCCACCGGCGATCCGGCGATCCTCGAGGCGCAAATGATCTGGCGCGCGATCGCGCAGATGAAATCGGACGATTCCGAAGCCCTACTCTGACAGGAGGCCCGCATGGGCACGCATCACGGCAATGACGGCACCGCCAAGGTCGGCGCCGACACGATCGGCCACGTCAAGGACTGGTCGCTCGATGAGGAGATCGACAGCGCCGACACCAGCGCGATGGGCGATGCCTGGGAAACGCACCTGACCGGCCGCAAGAAGTGGTCCGGATCGGTCAGCGCCCATTGGGACCTCGGCGACGCCGGCCAGCAGGCGCTGACGCTCGGTGCGTCGGTGAGCCTGAAGCTCTACCCGGATGGTGCGACCACCGGCGACAAGTACTACTCCGGCACCGCGACGATCACCAAGCTCGGCGTGCGCACGCCGATGAACGACATCGTCGAAATCTCGTTCGATTTCAAAGGCAACGGCGCGCTTTCCGAAGCGACGGTGTCGTAAGGAGCCCCCATGGCCAAGCTGATCGACCGTGCCCGCGGCCATTTCCTGGGCCTCGGGCGCCTGCATGTCGACATTCCGGAATGGCCGGGTGAGGACGGCGCACCGACGCGCATCCACTTCCGGCCGCTGACGCTCAACGAGCGCCGGCATCTCGGCCAGGACGGCGACGCGCCGCAGGACGGCGTCGCCAAGATCATCATCGCCAAGGCGACCGATGCCGACGGCAAGCCGCTGTTCACGCTGGAAGACCTGCCGGTGCTCAAGACCGAGGTCTCGGCCGACATCCTGGCGCGCATCTTCAACGCGATCATGGCGCCGCCGCCGACGGTCAAGGACATCGAAAAAAACTGAGGCAGGATCCCGACCTGATGGCCGCCTATGGGCTGGCCGACCGGCTCGGGGTCCCGATCCGCACCATCCTGGAGATGACCGAGGCGGAATTCGCCGGCCATCTCGCCTACTACGCCATGACCACCCGGCGCAGGTGAGCCCGTGACCCAGATCGCGATCGATATCGGCGTCGGCAATGACGAGACCGCGAAGGCCTTCGCGTCGGTGCGGGCCGCGGCGCAGCAGATGAAATCGGCGCTCGAAAGCGTCAATGTCGACATCTCGCGCAATCTGAATATCGATCGCGCCGAAGCCGGGATGCGCCGGCTGCAGACGACCGCCCATGGCACCCTGCGCAGCACCGGCGTCGACACCCGCAACCTGGCCGCCCAGATCAACGACATCGGCGTCAGCCTGGCGTCCGGCCAGTCGCCGTTTCTGGTCATGGTCCAGCAGGGCGCGCAGATCAGCCAGGCCTTCGGGCCGGGCATCGGCGTCAAGGGCGCCATCGCGGGCGTCGGGACGGCGATCATGTCCATGGTCACGCCGGTCAATCTGGCGCTGTTCGCGTTTCTGGGTTTGGGGGCTTCCGCGGCGGCCTATTTCGGCGGCGGTCAGTCGGAAGTCGAGAAGATCGATGCCAAACTGAAGACGCACGCGGATCTGATTGGGCAGATCAAGGATCGCTATGGCGACGCGCTCAATTCTGTGAAGGCCTACGCGGCTGAGTCGCAGGTGGTGTTGGCCGCGGCGGCGCAGGCCAATATCGTTCGTTTGACCAAGCAGATGCAGGAGACCGGCCGTACAATGGCCGGCGAACTGTCAAAGGCTTTCGCAGCGACCGGCGTCGACCTCAACACCGGCAAGTCGCTGGCGCCGCTGATCGGCGACTACAAGACCTTGGCCGACGCGGCGCGCGATTATACGGCCTCCGTGCGCGCCGGCACCCCGGACGTGACCGCCTTTCGCGATCGCGTCGCCGCGGTTGCCCAGACCACGGCCGACCAGAAGCTGCGCGATTTCGCCTATCAGCTGCTCGATTCGAGCAGCAAGGCCGGCGAACTGGCTCGCGCGCTGTTTGGTGCCGAGTCCATGATGCGGTCGATCGGCCAAGCCGGGATCTCCAGCGCGCACGGCGTGTCGGAGTTCAGCGCGGCCTTGCTGGCGATGCGCGGCGTCGCGAACCCGGTGCGGCCGGGCGAGATGCTTGGCAACACCCTCAAGAAAGCGCTCGATGTTGCGGGCGACGCGAAGGATGCGCGCGTCGCGATCAATGAATACAACGCGGCAGTGAAGCGTCTGGTCGACGAAGACTTGGCCAAGACGGCCAAGGGGCCGGCGCCTGAAAACGCCTACGAGAAGGAAATCGAGGCGATCAACAAGAAGATCGCTGCCGTCCGGCTGGAAGGACAAGAGGTCGGCAAGTCGACCTACGAGCGTACCTATGCGACAGCTATGCTTGACATGAATACGAAGGCGATCGAGGCCAACAAGAAGGCCGGCCTCGGCAACAACGTGGTCACGGCCGAGCAGACGGCCATCAACAAGCGCAAGGCGACCGAACTGGCGCAGGTCACGTCCGAGACCGAAAAGGCCCGCCAGGCGCAACAGCGCCTGGTCGAGCAGGCCGATGCGACGCGCTCCAGCTTCACCGATCTCGCCTCGACCTATCTCCAGACGCTGCGCACGACGCATAGCACGACCGAAGCCTGGGCGGCTTTGCTCGATCGGGCCGGCTCGATGATGGTCGACTATGCGTTGAAGATCGCGATGCTCGGTCTGTTCGGACCGATGGGCACGCCGCTCGGCGGCGCCGGGTCCTACTCGCCCGGCATCCTGTCGCTGTTCCGGCACGACGGCGGCCCGGTCTCGGCGACCGGCCCGATGCGGGTCGATAGCGCCTCGGCTTATATGTCGGCGCCGCGCTACCATTCGGGGCTGATGCCCGGCGAGTTCCGCGCCATCCTCAAGGAGGGCGAGACGGTGCTGACCGGCGCGCAGGGCCGCGCCATCGCCGACACCATGGCGGGGCTGACGGCCTCGGCGCGCGGCGGCGGCGTGGTCTATTCGCCGGTGATCAACATGACGGGTGGTGCCGATCAGATGGCGCAGGTCGGCGCCATGCTGCGCCAGCATTCCGACGACATCCGGCGCCTGCAGCGGGCGCCGTCGGCGCAACTCCGCGGAGGGCGCGCCTGATGCTGCTCTACGACTGGCCGCGCGGCGTGGCGGTAAGCCGGTTCACGCCGAAATCCGGCCCGATGATCTATGGTACCGGCCAGTCTATGGTCGACTATGTCCAAGTCACGGCCGCGCCGACCGGGCTGGTCGCCTTCGAGCTCGGCATCGCGCCGAGCAAGGGCGCCGCCGCCCGCGAGCTGCGCGCTTTGATCGCCGGCCTGGCCTCGGGCGCCAATGCGGTCTCCTGGACCTTCGTGGATCCGGACCGGATGTCCTGGACGGAACTCGGCCTCACGGTGTCGGCGGCGCAGGAGACGGCCGGGATGCCCTGGTCGAACGGCCTGCCCTGGTCGAATGGCCAGAACTGGCGCATCGGCCCGCCCTTGGCGAGCCTCTCGGTCGCGGCGGCGAAGGGCGCCACGGTCCTGACCATCGACGCGACCGCCTGGGGCGGCAGCGTCGGGGTCGGCACGATCCTCGGCATCGTCGGGCAATTCGGCTTCTACACGGTGTCTTCGTCCCGGCGATCCGGAGCGACCGCGACCGTCACCGTCTGGCCCGGCCTGCGCCGGGCCGCCGAGGCGAATGCCGCCGTCACGCTGCAGCCGGCCATCGCGGCGCGCCTGACCGGCGCCGACGCCGCGCAATGGTCGCGCGAGGCCTGGGTGTCCGGCGGCACGCTGACCCTGGTCGAGCTGCCCGACGGCGACCTGCGCCGCAGCGCCATCCGCATCTGATCGAGCCCGCGAGCCCCCATGACCAGCGTCATCGCCTCGACCGCGTCCGGCGCGGTCAGCATCACGGTGCCGTCCGACGGCGTGCTGCCGGGCGATACCGCCGTGATCATCGATTCGTGCCGGAACACGACGACCACCGGCGTGATCCCGGACGAGATCGTGCCGAGCGGCTGGTCGCGGCTTGCGGGTGCCGGGGCGCTCGGGGACGACAGCTACGGTGCGCGTCTGGTCATCTCGAAACGGGTGCTGACCGCCGACGACATCGGCGCTTCTGTCAGCGGCGGCAATGCGGACAACCGCTTCAAGTCGATGCTGGTCATCCGCGGCGCCGTGGTGCTCGAAGCGATCTGCGGGGCCCTCAACTACGAGGTCACAACCGGCAATCCGGCGCAGCAGACCGTGACGCCGCCGGTCGTCGCCCATCCGATCCTGGTGCTCGGTGGCCAGCACATCGCCACCAACGGCGTGCTGACCATGAGCCCGGCCGGCACGGTGCTCAACACCGGCGTCACCCGCCGCGAGATCCGCTATTCGCTGGCCGAGGCGGGAGCCGCAGTCACGACGACCTACGACACGCCCGATACCGGCGCCTGGCATATGGTCTGGTCGCTGTGGATCGGGTTCCCGCCGCAGTCGGTGGCGCCGGCGGGTCCGTCGGTCGCCGAAATCGGCCTCCTGCCGGCGATCGCCGCCGCCGCCCTGGCCGAGCCCTCGGTGGTGATGGCCTATGCGGTCAGGATGTGGCTCGACACCGAGACGCTGCGGCTGTTCGCCGGCTATGGCGAGGTCGACATGTTCGGCGAGACCTTCACCGGCGTGACGACGCCGGGGGGCAGCCGGCTGGTCAAGATCGAGCAGATCGACGACCCCCGCCCGAACGTGGCCTCGGCCGTGCGCATCACGGTGCTCAATGCCGACGCCGCCTTCCTGCGGGCGCTGCATCTCGGCGCCACCGGCCTGGAGGGTCGGCGCTGCGACCTGCTCGCCCTGTTCTGGCACGCCGAGACCGGCCTGCCGCTCTGCCCGCCGGTCTCGCTGATGCCGCAGCCGCGCATCACGGCACCGTCCACCCGACGCGGGCGCGGGCTGCGCGAGGTCTCGATCGATCTGGAGGGCCTGCACTCGGCCCGCAACTTCGCGGTGGCCGGCAGCCTGTCGCCGAGCGATCAGAAGCGACGGTACCCGGGCGACACGGCCTGCGACGGCATCGGCACTTCGGTGGGCGTGCGATGGCCAGCCTCGTGACCGATCTCGCCCGGTTTCTGGACGAGGTCGGGGCCGAACCCTTCGAGGTCGGCTGGTCGGACTGCGCCGGCATGGTGGCGCGTTGGCTGGCCCGGCGCGGGTGCCCCGCCGCCACTACCATCCTGCCGATTCGCGGCGACGGCGCGGTGGCGGCGCGGCTCATCGCCGCCGACGGGGGCTTGCGCGCCCACATGACCCGCCGCGCCGGCCATCTCGGCCTGCGCAGCGTGACGCAGCCCGAGCCGGGCGATGTCGCCTGCCTGCAGTTCCGTGGCGGCGCCGAAAGCGGCGCCATCTGCTGCGGCCGGACCTGGGCGCTGCGGACGCAGCGCGGCATCGGCCGGGTGCGGACGGCGGCGGTCGTCGATCAGATCATCTGGAGACTGTGATGGGCGTCGACCCGCTGTCGATCACCGCCGAGGTCGCGATCGCGAACGCGCTGATCAATGTCGGCGTCGGCATCGAATCGGCCTATGTGGCGGCCTCGGCGATCGCGGTCGCAGCCCCCTATCTGGCGGCGGCCGGCGCGGTCGGCGGCGCGCTGGCGCTGTCCTCGGCGCTGGCGCCCGAGGTGCCGAAACAGGCCAAGCAATACACCAACCTGGAGGGCGCCGACCGCTACCGGATCCGCGGCCGCGCCCGTGTCGGCAGCGGTCTCCTCCTGCATGCCGCGGATGCCGAGGATCTCTACCGGATCGCCTATCTGTGCCAGGGCGAGATCAGCGGGATCGAAGAAATCTACATCAACGACCGCCTGGTGGCGCGCGACGGGTCGGCCCGCATCATGACCGGGCCTTACCGGACCGGGCCGTCCAGCTCCTATGTGCGCATCACGACCCGCAGCGGGACGGTCGATCAGACCGTCTTCGGGAATTCGAACGGCGTCTTCGGCTCGAAATGGCCGTCGACCTCGCGCGGCCTCGGCATGGCGCTGGTCGAGGGGCGCTATTCGAGCCCCGGCATCACCGACCATCAGAAAATCTACCCGGCCGGCGGCTACCCGGAGGCCCATATCGTGGCCCTGGCGCCGGTGCTCTACGACCCGCGCGTGACCGGCGCCAGCTATCTCGAACGGGCATCGTGGGTATGGGCCGACAACGGCGTGCTCAACGTCGCCTCGCACCTGACCGACCCGCGCGAGGAGGGCGGCGAGGGCTGGCCGGTCGAGATGCTGCACTGGGAGGATATCGCCGAGGAGGCCTGGAAGGCCGATGCCACGATTGGCGGCGAGCCGCGCTCGCGCTGCTGGGGCGTTCGCTCGCTTGGGCCCGACCAGGATTCGAAATCGGCGATGGCCTCGCTCCTGCTGTCGACCGGCACCACCATCCTGCCGACGCGCGACGGCCGCTACACGATCCGCCTGGTCGACGACAATCCGGTACCGACCGGGACGCTCGACTGGCGCTATGTGATCGGTGACGAGCGCACGGCCGGGCCGCAAGCGATCGACCGGCCGAACCGTGCCGTCGTCAAATATTACGCGCCGGAGCGCGACTACGAGGTCGCCGAGGCCGATCTGACCGGCATCGGCTGGGCCATCGTACAGGACGAAATCGACCGCTGGGGCGAGCGGACCGAAACCATCGATCTGCCCTGGTGCCCGTCGGCTGCGCAGGCCGGCCGCATTGCCCGCCGGCTGTTTGCGCTCAAGCGCGCCGCCGGCGGCACCCGGCGCACGACCATCGCCGGCATGGCGCTGATGGGCCACGAGATCGTCTCGATGCCGGACGACGAGCTCGGCATCACCGTCACCGCGACCGTGACCGGCGTGCGGCTGGAGAGCCTCGGCGGCGACAATGCGGTCTCGATCACCTATCTGGAGACGCCGGCGCTGACCCCCTGGGACCCCGCCACCGATGCGCCGGGCGCGCCGGTCGAGCGCGGCATCGTGCCGGACGGCAATCGGGTGTCCTCGCCCGTCATCCGCCGTGTGTCGTTCGTGAAGACGAACTATGGCGGCAATCCGAAATGGGCCATCCGCGTCAATGTGGATGTCGGCGGGTCCTTCGACGGCATCAATGTCATCCGCCGGACCCCGTCCGGGCGCACCTACAGCGAATGGACGGTGTTTCCGCTGACCGGCGTTTCCGGGAATGCGGGTCTGTCCGTGCCGGGCACGGGCAGCCCGGGCTGGTACGCGGTGCAGACCGAGGATGGCCTGTCGACCGCGGTCGTCTACGACATCAAGGCCGAGCAGGTGAAATCGACGGTCAACATCTCCGACTGGTCGGACGTGACCCGCTACGCCTACGACCTGACCCCGACGGCGCCGGCCACGCCGACCGTCACCGTGCTTTCGACGGACGGAGTGACCTCCGCGATCAAGATCACGTCGAGTTGGGATACGTCGTACTTCATCGTCCGCAATTCGAGCGGCACCAGCATCATCAATGGCGGTGACGCAAAGATCGACGGAACCTATCAGGTGACCGGTCTTACCGTTGGAACGACCTACAAGATCACGGCCTATTCGTCGCTCGACGTGCCGTCGGCGGACCTCAACTATCTGATCCCCTGATCTCCCAAGAGGCTGACCATGTCGCAATTCACGCCGACCAAGACGGCGGCGGTCGTCTTTGCGCCCACCGCCGCCGGCAATCCGCGCGGCGCCGACATGGCCGAGGCGCAGACCTTGGCGATGGAGCAGGAGGCCGAGCTGCAGCGCCTGTCCGGCGCGGTCGTCAACGCGATCACCTTCGCGGCCAACGCGTTCACGATCCCGGACGGCTACAAGCCGGGGTCGGTCTACGATGTCTCGGCGCTGGCGGCGGACTCGACCATCACCCTGCCGGCTGCCGGCAACAATGTCGGCAATGTGCTGGTGCTCAAGCGCACCGTCGCGGCCGGCACCTACAAGGCCATCGTCCAACGGGCAGGGGCCGACACGATCGACGGCTGGGCGACCGGTTTCCCGCTGCTGGCGCAGGGCGACATGGTCGCCCTGTTCCCAAAGGGCGGCCATTGGGTCGCGATCGCGGTGCGGCTGGCGCCGTATATCGAGCTGGTCACCACAACCGAGGCCGCGCGGACGCTGCTGCTTGGCACGGTGGCGATCGATTTCGAGATGGTGGGCGCCGGCGCCCAGGGCGGCTGCGTTGCTGGCTCGTCAACTAGCGGTGCGACGGCTGCGGCCGGGGGCGGGGCCTACGGGGCAGGGCAGCGCGGTCGTCTCGACACGCGCTCCTTGACCACAATTGGTCTGACGGTCGGGGTTGCAGCATCGGGCGTGACCCTATCTGCGGCAGGAAATAACGATGGCGCCGACGGAGGCGACACCGAACTGACCTGGCTGAGTGGATCGAGCAAAGTCACTGCGCCCGGCGGCAAAGGCGGAAAGAAGGCGTCTGCGGCAACGACGGCGTCGATCAGCCTGGGTGGCGTCGGCGGGGTCGCCGCTACAACCGGTTCCATGACGTTGGTTAGTGGCTTGGTCTCGACGAACGGCGAGCAGGGCGGCCCCGGCATCATGCCTGGCGTTGCTGCCCAGACAATCACCGGCCGTGGCGGATCTGGGATGATGGGTACGGGCGCGCCATCCACGTCGACGACGGGCAATGGTGCGGCCGGTCAAGGTCTTGGCGCCGGCGGCGAGGGCGCAAAAGCGGTAACGGCCAATAATACGAGCTACCAGGGCGGCCCCGGCACGAGCGGCGGCATCCGCCTGACTCACCACTTCCTGCGCTGACCGCGCGACCTCAGGAGATCGCACCATGGCCGATCAGATTGCCGGCGGCGTCCACGCCGTGCCCCGTCGTTTCGTCGACCAGGGAGATGCCAGCTATGCGGAGCGCGTCGAGGCCGGCGGGCGGGTCATCCGATCCAACCCCGCCAGCCTGCCGGCGACCTCGACCTCGGCCTATGCGTCGGGCGACGTGCTTGGGGCCAAGATGCAGGTCGCGAGCGCGATCCGCGTGCCGGCCGGGTCGGGCTACCTGCAGGACCTGACCGTCGCGCTGAAGACCAACGGGCTGACGGCGGCGCTCGATGCGGTGCTGTTCCGGGCCGACCCGAGCGGGTCGACCATCACCGACAATGCGGCGCTGTCGGTGGCCGCGGCCGACCTCGACAAGGTGATCGGGATCGTGAACATGACCAAGATCACCAGTCTCGGCGGCGGGACGTTCTACGAGGCGAACCAGCTCGCCCGCTCGATCAAGCTCGCCAGCGGCCAGGACATCTGGCTGGCGCTCGTCTGGCGCGGCGCCCCGACGCTGGGTTCTGTGGCCGACATCGCCGCGGTCAGCGCGAATATCGCGGTCGATTGAGGGCGCACCGATGAGCCTCTTTCTGCCGAACCGGCGGCCTCTTGCCTTGGGGCAGGGGGTGCCCTGGTGGCTCCGGCCCGAGCACCTGCTCGACGGCGTCGCGCCGGCCTTCTTCGTCGACGTTGTTGGCCACCGGTCCATCATCGGCGGCGCGTCTGTCCCGCTCGCCAGCGTGCTGACCGTCACGGCCGCGAGCGGCAAGACCTATTGCGATGCCGACGGCAGCCTCAAGACGGCCGCCGCCAACGAGCCCCGGATCGACTGGAGCAGCGGCGCGGCCGAACTCCTGCTGGAGGGGCCGGCTACCAACAAGATCACGGCGCGCAAGCACAATCCGGTCGACATGTCGAACATGACCAAGACCGGCGATGCCGCCGCGGTTTTGTCGGTCGTCGACGACAGCGCCGCCCTGGCGGCCGCCGGACTGTCGGCGATCTGCACCGCAGGGACGGTCTACAGACTGGACAATTCCGCCGGCACGGGCGCGGCCTGGGCCAAGGCGTCCGGCGCGGTCGGCAACACCAATGCGCATTCCTTCGGGGTCTATGCGCGCCGGACCGGGGCGGCCGCCTCCGTGTTCCTGACCGGGGGGACCGGCTCGGCCTCCGTCGCCGGCAGCGCCTATGCCTGGACCGGGTCGGCCAACGTCA